CGGCGCTCCTGTCCGAAGACTGTCAACGTGCCGCCACTTAAAGATGGCACATCCGGTGCAATGTCTCCTGGAAAGAGTGCTGTCCCGGTAATCTGGACCAGCTTTTTCTCCGCTGTCAGAATCGTTTTTGCTCTGTCCTGGAAGTTGCACATCAAGTCATCATCGTACATATACAGCGGTTCTCCCAGGTTGCTCAGCTCCTCAGACTCCAGGTGTACATGCACAGGCGTCTTACAGAGCCTTTTCGGTACCAAACATGGATATTTCATAGCCTTACCTCGCTAAACGGCAGCACAGCCCGGTCTGACACAGCAGCGCGTACACATCACGTTTCATCGCAACGCCCTTATCTGTAAAAACGTTCCAGGAGCTACCGAACTGGGCCGACACGCCATTGATGCTGTAACTCTGCAGGATCGTGTTAATCTCGTCTGCGTTTTCAGTTTCAAAATCTGCCTGTTGACAGACCACTTCGCGAATCAGGTCCTGTTGGAACTCGGTCAACGCAGAAATTCCCTGGCCCACAATCCGGTTGTAGGTCAGAGAATCAATGTGGCGGCTGGCCTGCCGGAGCGCCTTTTCAAGATCTTCTTCCGGCACGATGCCGCCGCCATATTCTTTCTGGTAATATTCCGGAGTTACATACGGCTCGTAGGCCATAAGATCACCTCCGATCACTCACCCGCATATTCCGTGGTATCCACATCAACATACACGCTGTCCACCTTACCGTCACGGCCGTTCGGGAACACGAACACATCAGACAGGGAGCGGTTCTGATACAGGTAGCCATCACCTTCAGTGTGCGCACCCGGATCAAAGTAGTAAATACTGGAAATCTTCGGCACAATCTTACAGGTCTGGCCGCAGGCAACGAGTACATTGATCTTGTGAGCTCCGGTTACCGGGGTTCCTTCGGCAACTTTCTTCTGCGGTGCAAAGCCACCATTCTCCGGTTCCCAGTCAAATGCATCATAGAAGCGCTCATCATCCACAACCTCCATGATCGGCACACCGTCGATGTCGGTCACACGGGTTTCGATTCCCATTCCACCCTCCGCGATCTGAGTCATCTCAATCTTGCGGGTGAACTCGGTAGACTGCTCCAGAGCATCCATGATAGCGCTGGATACATACATGATCAGGCTGCCGTTTGCCTTGTATCTTCTCAGTTTGCCCTTTGCCAGGATGCCTTTCAGCATACCGAATACCTTTGCTTTAGTGTAGTCGGAAGCCGCAGTCGAAGAATGGTACCCCTCCTCTTTCTGGGCTGCCTGTGCAACCTTGGAGAAGAACAGAGCATCCGTCTCCGGCACTACCTGAGTCATCTCAAAGGTCTTCGAGATGTTCTGGATCGATGCGGTTGCATTGGTTTCATCCACATCTGCCTTATCCACCAGGAAAGATACATCGCGGTCATGGGTCAGGGTAAACGGCACATCCTTCTGGGTGTAATTACCCTTGTTCCAGCCACCATTTCTGCTGTGGTTCTTATATCCGGAAGTGGACATCTGAGTGAAGTGGAAAGTCTTCGCATCCAGCCATTTCACGTTACTGGTTACAAACGGGGAAGTTAAAGTCCCCTGCATGAGAATCTCTAACAGTTCCGGTTCCCATACCTGTGCATAGTTTAAATTTGGCATATTATCACCTTATCCTTTCTTAGTTGTTGAAACGGTTCCAGCGCTTGCTCGGAACTGCCTGCTGTGTCTGCGTTGCCTGCTGAGCCTGCCCGGCCCCAGCATTGCTGCTTGCAGCTCCTACCTGGACGAATCCGGTAGTGCCTGCTGCCTGCGGTTTCAGTCCCGGTACATCCTCCAGGACCTTGCTAAGCGCTGCCTTCATGGTTTCTTCGTTGATTTTTCCATCCTGCCCTACAACCTGGCTAAGATCTGCCATCTTAATGACATAGGGGATAGTTTTCGCATCAACGCCCAGGCCTACCGCTGCCATCACCGCAGCGCTCTCAATCTGCGCTTGTCTGGCTGTTGCCTGCGCCTGCGTCACCTGTGCCTGCATAGCGCCAACATCCGGAGTGTTGGCGGCCTTCTGCTGCTTAAATGCTGCAATAGCCTGCTCAACCTCTTCCTGGCTAAGCCCCTGCTGTCTGAAATAAGCTTTCAGCGCGGTATCCTCTTTAGCTGCCAGAGTTCCGTCAAGCATCTGCTGGATTTTTCCGTAGTCAATAGCTGGCGGTGCGGTCTGCTGTGCGCCCTGGTTCTGTGGATTGGTTGTCTGCTGCGCCTGGCCTGTGGTTCCGGCTCCCTGAGCGGTCTGCTGCGCCTGACCCTGATTCTGATTTGCTTCTGCCATGATAATGGCCTCCTTTCCATTTTGGGAGTGTCACTCCTGTTGCTGATCCATTGTCATCGGTGTCACCGGCCGCGCAGAGTTTAGTGCCGTGCTCGCGTTTGGGCATAAAAATAACACGCATCTCTGCGTGCCTTAAACTTCTTCCGTATTTGAGGATTCACAGAATCCCGTAATGCTGCGTTTCCTTACCGCGCCCTTGTCTCCGTCCAGAAACTTAAATTCAATGAAATCTGAATCCTTAACGAAATCGCCCTTCATGATATCCAACATAACATTATAAGGAATGCAGACATCTAAGAGGCAGCCGCCATCCGCATAGATATTAATCATGTCTCAG